CGGACCGGCGTCTCCACATCACGAAAGGGCACGATCGGAACGACCGGACCGAACTGCTCTTCATGGTAGATGCGCATGGCTTCGGTCACGGGATACAGCACGGCCGGACGAAACAGGCTCATGGCCGATCCTCCCCCGCCGGGATTGACCACTTTGGCTCCATGGGCTGTGGCGTCCTTCACCAGGTCCGTCAGGTACTCGATCTTCCCCGGCTCCGGCAAAGGCGTGATGCGGACGTCCTTGTCCCACGGCATCCCGATGGGCAGCGCCGCGACACCTTGGTTGAACCCTTCGATAAACTCATCCACCCTGCTTTCGTGGACAAAGAGGATCTTGAGCGCGGTGCACCGCTGCCCGCTGAACGACAGGCTCCCGGCCACCGTTTCCCTGATCGCGAGTTCCATGTCGGCCGTATCCATGACAATGGCGGCATTCTTCGCGCCGAGCCCGAGGATGCAGCGCAGCCGGTTGGGACTGGGGTGCGAACGCCGCATGGCGTTGGCCGCCTCGCTGGAACCGATGAACGCCAGCACATTGATGACGCCGGATTCGAGAATGGGCCGGATCAGTTGCCGGTTGCCGAACACGAGGTTGACGACGCCGGGCGGGAAACACTCGGCAAACGCCTCCATAAGCGGCGCAAACAGCAGCTTGCCCAGCCGGGGCGGCTTGATGATCACCGGATTGCCCATGACCAGGGCCGGAATCATTGTGGCGAACGTCTCGTTGAGGGGATAGTTGTACGGCCCCATGCACAGGGTCGGCCCCAGGGGCGCCCGCCTGATCTGGGCATAGATGCCGCCTTCGACGACGAAACGGGAGGATTTCCTGTCCAGGTCCTTGAGCGCGTCCACGGTGTCGCGGATATATTCCACGGTCCGGTCGAACTCCGTGCAGCATTCCCCATGGGGCTTGCCGATCTCCCACATCATGAGCCGGACCACGGTCTCCCGCACCGCCACCATGCGCCGCGTGAACGCCTCCACCCGCTCGATCCGCTGCGCGATGCTCATGGTCGGCCACTCGCCCATGCCGTTGTCATATGCCGCCCGGACGGCTTCCACGGCCTCGGCCCCCGCCGCCTCGCCGAGCAGGGGGCAACTGCCGAGATACCGGGCAGACAAAGGGCCGTTCCCACGAACATGTATCGCGGACTCGACCCGCTGCGCCTCTCCGGTCCAGCGTACCAGACGCCCGTTAACGAGATACTCCGTCACTTCCAGGGGAGCGAGTATTCTGAATTGTTCCGGTATACCGGACTCATCGGGGAAAAGTGCTTCCAGCTTCTTCATGATTGCTCTCTTGAAATACATTCACACGAATTATGCCAAAGTGGGCACGATAGTGCGACAACGTACTGATGACAAGAGGCATTCCCATCCGCAACACGGTGAAAACCCACGCGTGAAGCCTGGCTATCACCGAATCGATCCGCAGTTCAAACACCTGTGTGCCTTTAGCGGCGACCGTTTCTGCAGATGGGATCACGCTACTCAAAAAACGGTTGATTCAACTCAATCGCATCGCAGCAACTGTTTGAGATCGCGCACGCATTCTTCCCTGACTGAAACGGCGGGTTCCACAAGCACAAAATTACAATTCCAAATGTATGCCTGGTCAGGCGTCAGCTCCACTTTGTCGCCAAAAGCCAGATGGATATTGTCGGCATGACCAATAAAAAGAGGAGTGACGCACCATCCCGCCATATGCCCGCGTGGATGAGTGTAGGCCTTGATAAAAACACCTGGCGATTCCGGAAGTCCTTCCCCTTTAGGCAATATGGTAAAAGAATATTGCCTGCCGGAGGCCCCTGTAAATCGCCAATTCTTTTGATTAAACACAGCAGCCCACCTCATTCCGATTTAATAAACTGTCTCTTTCAGAGAGTCGGCCACCAAACCTGATTCTCCTTCTGTGACACGGCACCTGTATTTAGCACTAGAGGGTATCCGGGAGAAACCGGGAGAAAGCGGGAGATGGCGGGAGGTTCCGGGGGATTTTCGGAGTTCCAATGAAAAAGGCTCATTTTAACACTAAGTTTGAAAAAAGAGCCTTTGCGTCATCTGATTTTAACACCGAGCCGAAGCCATAAATGAGGTTAAGAAACAATCTTATATACCCCCCAAAGGCACGCCAAGGTAAATGCAACAAAAAACAAAAGCTTCATCAACTGGAGAGTTTTATTAAAAAATAATTCCACTTTGTCTTCTCGGTCTTGCATTTTTCCTCCTATTGTTTCTCAATATTTCTTTTCCAAGCGGCCATGCGTCGATAAAGTTGATCCAACTCTGTGTTGTCCAGATCGCGTTGAGACTGAGCATCAAACTTATCCAGCATGTACGCTCTCATCTTGTCATAAAGATCGTACTTCTTTGCAACAGCATGATTGTGGCGATAGCGTTGATTGCGCCAATTGCCATTTTTCTTGGGCGCTGACTTTGAAGAATTCAGTCTACCTAACCAGTTGCGTAGATACTTTTCGGCAGATGGGTATTTGCTGAAAGGGATCATACGGTAGCTGGCTACCTTCATTCTGGCGTTTAATGACCTCCATACAGCAGGATACCCTTTGGGTTGTCTTTTTACCTTCTCTTCTAGGTCAACCACCTCTTTTACCAATCTCTGCAAACTTGCGGCTTGGTCTTCAGTAATATGTTCCAGTCCAGGCTCAGGCCGAACGATAGTTTTGTGAATTATCTTCTCGGTTTTTACAACGAAATTACCGTTTCCAACGATGTTCCCATTACCGGTGACCGTTGTTGCCGCAGGATTGTCTTGGGCTGAATTCTGAAATAATTCTATAACCTTTGCCTTTAGTTCTTCTTTATCCTTCGACACCTTACACTTACTTTAAGCTACAGACTTAATCAGTCGCAGCACTTTCGCATTATCTACAGGGACATTAGCTTCTGAATAAAGCTCATAAAGAGCCGAAATGAGTTGTGCTTTTTTGTTTGGCGAGAGCTTTCGGTGTGCAGCCGTCAACACCTCTTCAACAGCCTCAAGGATTGTCTCAAGCTGCTCAATGTCCACCTGGCTGGAATCTTGGGAGAAGCCATCTCGTTCCATGCTTCCTTCGCCGAAAAGGAGCCAGTCCGCAGATATTGATTGGCTTACAGCTAAAGATTGAATCCAAGCTGGCGGGATTTCTTGGCGTTTCCTTGCTCCTGCTACTGATTGAGGCGTTATCTGTAAGGCCCTAGCCAGCTCAGAGTCACTCTGCGCCTTGGCGGCCTTGTAAAGACGGCCAATAACCTCTTCAAATCTTTTCGCACTTCCCATGTGGAACTCCGAAACAAACCCCGAAATACCGAAAGGTTTGTTTGTTTAAGAGTTACAACCGTTTGTGCAAAGCCGTAAATTTAAAACTCCGAAATTTAATTTGGAGTTGACATCTTTAAGTTTAAAGTTGTAATTACAACTTGTGCGCGGTTACATTTTATAACTTGTAAATCCGTTTGTACCCGCCACGAAAGGAATGTGCAACGTCCAAGGTGCGGGAAATGTCTGACAGAACATCCTTCCAATTGACCCTCCCTATGTCCGAGCTTCCGAGCCAGCGGTTCAGGAGTGGCTCTATGCGGTGCGGCGATGCTGTCAAAGACGCTTTACGTGAGGCTTTAAAGAAGTCCGGTTTGTCACGTGAAGTTGTTGCTGATGAGATGTCGCGCCTCCTTGGGGAGAACATCGGAACCAATCAAATCAATAACTGGGCAGCCCCGGAGAAAAAGGACCGACGGATTCCTATGGAATTCATAGGTGCTCTTTCTGTTGTTCTCGATGACAAATCAGTCGCACAGGCCGCTTTAGACCCTGCAAACATGCTTGCCCTCTCAGAGAAGCAAGCTCCCATTTATCGGCTTGGCGAAATCACGGCTGAAGAGAAGGAGCGCCGTAAGGAAAAGAAGGAGATTATGGAGGCGATCCGAGGATGAGCAAGCCTGTAAAAAGATTGATCCGTGCCTGGATGGAGGAGAAGGAATTTACCCCAAAGTCTGTAGCTGAAGATTTTGGCTGTTCTGCCACCGCTGTAAGGCGCTTCACTCTCGGCACGATGCCGTCAAAGCCATTGACAAATTGGTTTTTGAAGAAGGGATGCCCGTCCAAAGCTCTCGGAATTAAAGAGGGGGCCAAGTAATGAAAAAGGCTTACTCCGCACGAGAGCTGGCCGAGCTAGTCGGCGTCACCGAAAGAGCTATGCAGTTCCGATCCAAGCGTGAAGGATGGGATTCCCGTCATCGCAAAGGAAAAGGCGGAGGCAACGAGTTTATCATCGCCACGATGCCGCAAAAAACACGCGACCAAATTGCTGATCGTCTTGCGGATCAGCTCAAGGTCGCGAAGCCTACCCCCATAGCAAAAGCTGACAACCTCCCCGCTGAGCAAAGCGCCCCTCTCAAGGAGTGGCAGCGAGACATCCGTGACGCCCGCCTCGTGATCCTTCGTGAGGTCGAGGCTCTGGGACACAGCATCGGCATCATGAAAGCCGAGAAGGAATTCGCGAAACTGGCCAAGGCCGGTGAGCTCACCGACGAAATGCTCCAACTGGTCGAAACCGCGAATGCCAAGCGCGGTCAGAACCGGGCCGTATCGGCTGCATCGCTTCGCAACTGGCGGCGGACCTTGAAACAAGACGGTGCTGACGCCTTGGCTCCCAAAGCTTCACAAGGGCGTCCAATTCCCAAGTGGCTACCGGAAATGCTTAACGAATACCGTCAGCCGACCAAGCCATCCATTGCCTCATGCCATGAGAAGCTTGAGAAGCGCGGCGTCAAACTGCCTTCGCTCTCCACCGTAGAGCGTGAGATCAGAGCAATCGGCGTCGTCGAGGCCAACCGAGGCCGTCTCGGCCCTCGTGAATTAAAAAAGATGCTGGCGTTTAAACGCCGCGACTTTAAATCCCTTGTCCCTGCCGATTGCTTCACTTCCGACGGTCATTGCATGGACATGGAAGTCGCGCATCCCCGTCATGGCCGTCCGTTCAGGCCGGAAATGATCAGCGTCCTCGACGTCGCTACCCGCGTTTGTGTGGGATGGAGCGTGGCTCTCGCCGAATCATCCTTCGGAGTGGCCGATGCTTTGCGTTGTTCGATTGAACGCGGCTCCATCCCGGCCATCTTCTATGTGGATAACGGATGCGGCTACAAAAACGCATACATGGACAATGCTGCCACCGGCATCATGGACAGGCTTGGCATCACCAAGATGCATTCCATCGCCTACAACTCCCAGGCTCGCGGCGTCATCGAGCTGTTCAACAAGAATTGCTGGATAAGGGCTGCGAAAGAGGTTCCCACCTACGTCGGTCATGACATGGACCAACAAGCCCGTCAGGCCATCTTCAAACGCACCAGAAGCGACATCAAGCTCAAGGGCGAGTCGGATGTGATGATGTCCTGGGAAGACTTCATGAAGTGGGCCGAAGGCCATGTCTCAGCGTACAACAATCGTCCGCATTCATCGCTTCCGAAAGTCCGTGATCCGCAGACAGGAAGAAAGCGCCACATGACCCCGGCAGAGTGTTGGGATTGCCACATGGCCAGCGGCGTCGAGTTGACCTGGGCGGAGTCGACCGAGCTTGAAGACTGCTTCCGTCCGTATGAAGTCCGCACCGTGCGACGGTGTGAGATCAAGCTCTTCAAAAGCATCTATTTCAACACGGCTCTCACTTACTTCCACGAGCAAGAAGTTCAGGTCGGCTACGACATTCACGACTCATCCAAGGTGTACGTCCGCGATCTGGAAGGCCGCTTCATCTGCACGGCGGAACTCGACGCCAACAAAATCGATTACTTCCCGAAATCCGTACTGGAAGAAGCGCGGGAGAAACGCGCCCTGGGCCGCATCAAGCGGCTTGAAACACATCGCAACGAGGTGCTTGAGGAACTGGAAGGTCGCCGTATGAACGTCATCGAGGCCGAGCCTCTGACCGAGCGCCAGAAGGCAATCCAGGCCGAGACGGTTCAGGCCCTTGAGGAAGCCCCTCGCCAAAAGGTGATTGAGCTGCCCAAGCGGACAACCAAGCAAGGGCGTTTTGAAGAGGCCCTGGAGTTGATGGCAGCCATTGAAAACAAGGAATTTGTAGCTCCTGAGGATGCTCAGTGGCTTGGCGGATACCAGACGACACCTGAGTACAAGGCTCAGATCAAATTTTACGAAGATTTCAAGGGCAAAGGCTTTGGAATCGGCGGGAACTAACAAGGAGGAATGCAGTGACTAAGGGACTTAACGGCACTATCGCACCGCTCAAAAACGTGGCTCTGTTTACCGAGCTTGTGGAACGCGTCATGGAACGCCCGGACCATCTTCCCGGCATGGCGACCTTCCACGGATTCAGCGGCTTCGGCAAGACGTTCTCGGCTACCTACGCCGCGAACCTGTACAAGGCTCGGTATGTGGAAGTCGGCTCAAGCTGGACAAAGAAGCGTTTCTGCGAAGCGCTCCTGTCCGAGATCGGCATCACTCCGAAAGGCCGCACTATTGCCGATATGGTGGACGCTATCATCGAGGCCCTGGCACTCGATGACAAGCCGCTGATCATCGATGAGTTCGACTACGTAGCCGAGAAGGGCATGGTCGAGCTTGTCCGCGAGATTCACGACAAGACCGGCGCTGCCATCATCCTCATCGGCGAGGAGCTGCTCCCGGCCAAGCTGGAGCGGTGGGAACGCTTCCACAACCGCATCTTGGACTGGCAAGCTGCCGCTCCTGCCGACGTCGACGACGTTCATCACCTTGCCCGTCTCTACTGCAAGGACGTCACCATCGACCCGGCTCTCCTCATGAAGATCAGCGATGCTTCCCAGGGCCGTGTCCGGCGCATCTGCGTCAACCTGGAGCGCGTCCGCGAACAGGCCATCGCCACCGGAAAGACCACCATCGATCTGAAGGATTTCAATGGCGATCTGTTCACTGGCCGTCCGCCCAGGGGGAGGATGTAATGGCTCGTCAACCGGCACACAAAGCCGCTCCCGGCTACAAAGAGTTCTGGCGCATCATGGTGCTTGAATTCGGCGTAAACCAAGCCTTCACCATCAAAGACATCTGGCTGAAGGTCGAGAGGGCAAATCACGGCACCAAGAGCACGATCCGCGACTACCTGAACCGTTTGGCCAAGGGCGGCTATGTAGAGAAGATCGACGCCGAAGGTGAGCGCGTGGTGGGCCAGCCCGTCACTTTCAAGCTGATAAAGAGCGGCCTGGAAGCTCCCCGCCTCCGTAAGGACGGCAGCGAAGTGACCATGGGCAGGAATCGCGAGAATATGTGGCGCACCATGAAGATGGGAGACACCTTCAGCGCCGCCGATCTCGCCATCAACGCTTCCACCGCCCATGTCAGCGTCAACGAAGCCGATGCCAAAGACTACATCAAGCACCTCCATAAGGCTGGCTATCTGGCCCTGGTCAAGAAGGCCAAGCCTGGAAGCAATCAGGCTCGGTACCGGCTTATTCCGAGCAGGAACACCGGCCCTCAGTCGCCTCAGATTCAGCGCATTAAACAGGTTTTTGACCCCAATTTAAACGAGGTCGTTTGGCAGGAGGGCAGCGATGACTAGCGTTGCTCAGAACACCGCCAAGACCGCGTGGAATGACCTGATGCCCGAATGGCTGATCACCCTGGCAACGGAGTGCGACTCCACCAGTCAGGCCAAGACCGCCAAGCGGATCGGGTTCTCTCCTGCCGTCGTGAGCTTGGTTCTCCAGAACAAGTATCGCGGCAACCTCAGCAACGTCGAAAAGGCTGTCCGGCTGGCCCTCATGGCCGGGACGGTCATCTGCCCGATCCTGGGCGAGATCAGCGAGGCTGATTGCGCCCGGAATCAAGCTCAACCGTTTACCGCCAACAACAGCATGCGCGTCAGGCTCTACAAGGCTTGCCGTAAGTGCGAGCACAACGAGACCAAGGAGGATTAGACATGGCTAATGAAACCGCACGTACCAACAAGGACCGGGGCTGGACTCCCAAGGGACCGATCAGCGGCAAGATGATTAATTGTACCGCACGGCTCCGCATCTTGGCTGACAATCTGCCCTCCGAACTGCGCGAGGAGGCCAACGCGATCGCCAGCGCCATCGCCGCCGAGGCCAGCCGTGTGGATGGCCTGGAACTCGCCACCGTCAACTAGGAGACATCATGGAAAACATCGAGACCACTATCCCCCAAGGATACAGGATGGACGCCAAGCGCAACCTCATCCCTGAAAGCAACATCAAGGAAGTTGACCTCCTCCGCGACGAGACCGTCAACGAGCTGGCCGACAAAGCTAAGGAGGTCAGCGCCCTGGTCGCCAAGTTCAAGGGCGAGGCCATGGGCGAGGTCGAGGCTTTCGTCGAGACGAGCGCCGAGAAGTATGACGCCAAGCTGGGCGGCAAGAAGGGCAACGTCACCCTCTACAGCTTCGATGGCCAGTATAAGATCGTCCGGCAGATCGCCGAGCACATCACCTTCGACGAGCGCCTCCAGGCAGCGAAAGCCCTTATCGATGAGTGCTTGCGCGAATGGACGGCGGAAGGGCGCGATGAGGTCAAGACCATCATCAATGACGCCTTCCGCGTCGACCAGGAAGGCAAAATCAACGTGGGCCGCATCCTCGGCCTGAGGCGGCTGGAAATCTCCGACGGGCGCTGGGCTAAGGCCATGCAAGCCATCGGTGACAGCCTCCAGGTTGTCGGCTCCAAGCCGTATATCCGGTTCTATGAGCGGCAGAGCGATGACAGCTACAAGCCCATCCCGCTCGATATAGCGGCCCTGTAGGAGGAACCTATGCGGCGGGACATCCTCTTCATGCTGACCAAGGAATACCTGAGGGGCGACGGCGGCGAGCAGTTCAAGGACTGGCTTGCCGAGATCAGGGGCTTCGGAGAGTGCTCCGAAGCCCTCTTGGAGGGAGTCATCCTGGAATTGTCCAAGCGATTGCACTTCGACGGCCCTCTGGACGCCTTTTCGGCCTCTTTGCTGGTCGAATATTTCTCCCACGACAACGTCTCCCTGATCGGATTTTTGTTCAGGGATAAGCAATACTCCCCGACCGAGTCGATGCGGAAGATGCGGAGCATCCTGGAAGCACTCAAGGACTTCGTGAAACCAAACGGAAACAACGGCCCTGACAGCCCTGTGACTCAGGCCCGTATTCTCTCATTAACCCCTGCCCTGCCCTAAGGAGGCATCATGAACAAAAGTGAATTGATCAAAGCTGTTGTGGAAAAGAAGTCCTATCGCACCCGTGCCGGTGAGGTGGAGGAGATCGTCAACGCAACCCTGGACACTATCCGGGAGAAGCTGGCCAACGGTGAGGACATCAAGATCACCGACTTCGGCTCCTTCAAGGTCGAAGTGGCGGCGGCCCGTACTGGTCGAAATCCGCACACCGGCGAGGCCATTGAGATTCCCGAAGGGAAGCGGGTCAAGTTCAAGCCCAGCAAGGCGCTCAAGGGGGCCGTGAATTAAGCGAAACCGCCCCGCCTGGGGCGGTCGTGGGGGCGTGGTGACCCCTGCCTGATGAGTAGCCAGCAGTCAGTAACGAAGGAGAAAACATGAGCATATCTGCTGAACAGTGGAACAAAGCCGCAAAAGACCTGGAGAGCTTTTACTCCCTCGTCAAATTCCAGCTCGGCGACATGACTGTCACATATGTCCTGGAACGGACGAGCGTCTTCAGTAACGCCATCATGACCTACGTCAACGGCGAGTTCAAAGTAGCGTGGGGATCAAAGGACAAGAGCCATCCAGAACAGCAATTCCTCAACACCAAGTGGGGCTATGTCTATGACGCCAAGTCTCGCAACCGGGGGAAACGGATGAGCAAGAAGCTCCGCAAGGAGTTGGGCATCGATCCCGACAAGAAGGTTGAATATTATACGCCTCTTTGGACGTCCATATCGTCTTTAATCCGCCATTTAAAGAGGATCGAAGGCTTAATTTTCGTGGAGGACAACTAGGCATGGCCAGTCTGAAAGCTCCGCTGAGAATCCCGGCCACCAAAGGCAAAAGTGCATGGCCTTTACTTTGCGTTTTTCCCGGTGACCATGAGGAAAGTTGGTCTAAGTACGGTGGGAATAAAGATAATTTCCGGCTTCAAGTCGGTCACTCCTTTTATACCCGCCCCAACGAGCGCCGGAGCTTCCTGAGCGCCGCCGAACTCGGTCGGGTGCTCGGCGAGCGCATCGCCGACGTCTTCGGCGTCGACCTGGGTGAAGCCTCTGGCGGCACGGTTACGGTCAATCTGTACCTGCCCCAGGGCGCAAAGGTTTGGTACCGCGAGCAGGGCAAACTGCCTGAAGGCGACATCGTCTCAGTTCCGCCGTTCCTCAAGGACGGAGAGTGGGTCGTAGCTCTGGCCTACTCCCGGAAGATCGTGCCGGTGACATCCGTAAAGCCCAGGGCCGTGTCCATGGCTGAATGTTCCATTGAGCCGGAAGAATGCGAGAGGGATGAGTAGATGCCTCGGTTCAAGGTGAGCAAAGAGGGCGAGCACGTCGTGATCCTCGACTCAAAGCCCTACACGCGGCCTGTTGTGGCGTTCCTGCCCAACAAGCTCAAGCCCCACGCGCCAAGATTCCTTGCCGAGATTTGTGTCAAAGCGATGAACGCTGAAGACGAAAAGTACAGGAAATAACAGGCTATCAGCAGGTCTACGACCAAAGGAGAACACCATGAGAATGATGGACATTGAAACAGCAAAGAGAAAGCGGGCAGAGGTCGCCCAGGAGATCAAGCAGCTTGAAGAGGAATACTTGGTCCTCACCAGGAAGGCATACCCCGAAGGCAGCGAACACTTCTGCACGCGTGGCGGCGGCTTGGTCAAGGTCGAAGTCGTTTATGTGGCTTGGCCCCATCGCGTCAAGGTACGCTCTGAAACGGGCAAGGAATACTTTGTTGACCCCTACTATCTCCAGTAGGCCGTAATACCCGGAGTGTTCACGGAGGAATGAAAATGAATGGAATCGAAGCATACAACGCCAGCAGTACGTGCGTGTGCGGCGGAGTCCCCCTACTGGTTGATGTGGACGGCAAGAAGCAAATCAAGTGCGGCTCTTGCGGCTGTGCTGGGCCGACAGACAGTCGGACTGAAAGCGCGATCCGTGGCTGGAATATCAATATTGAGGCTCTGACCACCTACATGACTGTCGTCGGCATTATGAAGCGGGACAATCCCAAGTTGGCCACAATCTTGGATAGGCAGTCGTAGAACTCAGCATAAGGAGCGAAAAATGGAAAAGTACAAGTTCATAATCACCGTTCACGATGTACCCGGAGATGAATACGCCGAAATTGTCGAAGAGATTGAAGAGGCCGTGCGCGACATTGCACCTGGCAGCGTGGACGTTGGCATTGGCGAGCCTGACGAATAGCGCACTACATAGCATAGGAAGACACATTATGAATAAGGCCACATTGATTGAAGAGGTGAAGGCCAAGGCTCTTGAGGTTCGCTACTGCACACTTGAAGGGGTGGAAGGGGTCGATTGGGACGGATTGTGGGATGTCTACGGGGAGCTCTCTCCTGATGCCGCCGCCCGCAAAGCGCACCAGGATCGAGGCGGGACTCCGGGGATAAGCGTCGACCACTAGGATGAGCGACCATTACCGATGCAAAACGTGCGGGGCTTCGATGATCTACGACCCGTCCTGCAACTGCGATAACGAGACCGAGGAGCACACATCATGGCAAAGAAAAAGTACAACCCGAACTGGCGGAAAGGGATGCTGGCCAAGACTCACATGGGCAAGAAACAGCTTGGCCTGGATGACGACACTTACCGCAACATGCTGGCCGATCGCTACGACGTCGACAGCGCTGGCGATTTTCGCATGGATCAGCTCGACGATCTGGTGAACCACATGGAAAGCCTGGGCGCTTCTTTCGCCAAGACCAAGAAATCAGCCAAGAAGTACGTCCGAAAAATCTACGCGCTGTGGGGCGAACTGGAGGCCATGGGCGTCATCGAGAAGTCCGGCAAGGAGCCGTGCATCGCCTGGGTGAAGCGTCAGACCGGCGTCGACAATCCCGACTGGCTCGACGTCGATCAGGCCAGCAAGGCCATCGAAGCCCTGAAGGATTGGATCGAGCGCGAGGGAGGGACATCGAGATGACCACAAGCAATGAGCACTGGCCAAAAGGTCTGCGCGAGATCGCCCAGGTGATCGGCGAAGAGGCCGCGCTCATTCTTGCCGGTGAAATCGGCGGAGTCTCTTTCTACGTGCCGGAGACGCCAAAAGAGGGCCACTGGCTGGTGGACCTGATCGGCCTCGATGTCATGGGCGAACTGTGCGCCGTGTATGGCAAGGACTACATAACCATCCCCCAAGGCGCGTTTTTGGACGACAAGAAGGGGCAGATCAAACGGCTCTGGAATACCGGCGATCACTCCAAGCGCCAGATCGCCATCAAGACCAAATCCACGGAACGCTATGTCCGGCTTGTTATCAATGGCCATGACGGTCCACGGCAAGGAACGCTGCCTCTAGAATGACAGACTTGACAAGAAAGGTGGAATCAGGACACCTTTAATGACCCCACCACAATAACGCCCCGGTTCGCCGGGGCTTTTTTTGTGCCAACCGGAAGCCTTCCGGGTGACGATCTCCATTGATTCCTCGTTATCCAATAGTCCTACCGATTGTCCCTCGGTCGCTGTAGGGGGCGGGCCGTCCCGCCAAAACACACGGCTCGCCCCCTCACCCTTGGGACGCAACATGAGGAGGGGCAATGCCATCATTCGGACAGACTTCACGCCGACGTCTCAAAACCTGTCATCCCGACCTGCAACGCGTCTTTAAACGCGTCGTTAAAGAGCACGACTGCACGGTCGTCTGTGGCCGACGTGGCCGCAAGGATCAGGAGCTTGCCTATGCCAGCGGCAATTCCAAGGTTCAGTGGCCGAACAGCAGACACAACGTCAAAGCACCGGAGCTGTCCGAGGCCGTCGACGTTGCTCCCTATGTCTCCGGCAAGGGCATCATTTGGGATGCGCGCGCCTGTGCCTTCTTCGCTGGCAAGGTCATGGAAGTGGCCAAGGACGAAGGCGTCGAACTCAGGTGGGGCGGCGATTGGGACGGCGACAACGATGTGACGGATCAGACTTTCAACGACCTCGTTCATTTTGAACTGGTCAAAAAATAGGAGGCACCGTGAACGGTTCCAAGAATTTCCTCGCGAGCAAGACCTACCAGGGCATCATCATCATGATCCTGGTCAAAGTCATGGCTGCCGTGCTGCCCAAGCTCGGCGTCGATCTGCCGGATACCGACCTGACCTACATGGCCGAGCAGCTCATCTTTGCCGCTGGCGCTGTGTGGGCCGCTGTCGGACGCGCCACCGCCAAGAAGGACGTTGCCCTGGGCAAAGGCTCTGTGGTGCTGGCCCTGCTTTTGTGCGTGGGCATGACCACCGGCTGCGCGATCAAGCAGGTGGCTCAGCATCCGGCGCACGAACAGGCGCGGTATTACGCCGAGCAGATGGGCCGGACCTACATCGACCTCCACAACGGCTACCTGGAGGCATGGCCGAGCCTGACTCCCGAACAGCAGGCGTGGGCCGGTGAAAACCTGAAGCCGGTGATGAACAAGACCAAGATCGCCATCGACATGGCCATCGGTGCCGCCAAGACCTGGAGCATCGCCGCCGAGAAATGCGAGAGCGTCCAGGTCGAGGCCAGCGCCGCCGACAACGGTGCTCAGAGCGACAGCGCCCAACTCGCCGCCCTGGAATCCGATCTGGCCAAGTGCGAGGCCGCTCGCATCGATTACGAGGCTTTGGCCACGGAAGCCATGGACCTCCTCGACTCGGCCCAGCGTCTCTACCAGTCCTTCAAAGACAACCCGAAATCCGCTCCCGTCGAGCAGGAGGATTAAATCATGGCTGAACAACAGTCTTTCTTTGCCGATCCCGAAACTCAGGACGCGATCCTCGGCATGGCCGCTGGTGTGGCTGGTAGCTTCGGCATCGGCTCGATCATCACCGTTCCGGCCACCGTTGTGGCCAAGCTGGTGATCCGCATGGCTGACGCCGGTGTCGAGATTCCCGGCAACCTCGATCTGACCGCCCTCCAGCAGGAACTCCGTTCCCTGGGCGAGCTGCCCGGCTAGAGGAGACGCATGGTGGATCACTTCATCCGCGCTTACTACCCCTACATCCTGGCTGGGATTCAGCTGCTCATATTCCTGGGGGGGCTTGCTCTGACGGGCAAGTTCGTGACTCGCAAGGACTGCAAGGACTGTCGCAAATCCTGTGGTGAAAAGAACTGGGAACTTGCGGAGGGTGTTGACGAGTTGGAAAAGCGCGTCACTCGCAACGAGGACAAGCTCGCCGATCTTCCCACTGGCGACGAAATCTCCAGTTTGACGCTCGCCCTGGAAAGTCTATCGGGCGACGTCCGAGTCCTGGCCGAGCGCATAGAGGGCGTCAAGGAAGCGCAAAAATCGACGAGGGAGCTAGCCACGCGGTTAGATAACTTCCTCAGAAATCAGAAGGCTTAGACATGAGCTCCGCATACATCAAACACATCACTGAGAACTTCCGCCTGTGCATCCTGAGGATTCTGCTCGAACTCTCCGGTCATTCCGCCAACGAATCCGTCATCGAGAAAATCACGAGCCGGAGCTTCGGCTTTGACGCGGATCGCGATCGGCTGCGGACTCAACTGGAGTGGCTGGCCAGCAACGGCCTGATCGAACTGTCCGGTGAATGCGAGGGATGCATGGTGGCCAAGTTGACCAGGGACGGCGCGAAGGTGGCCAAAGGGCAGATGAAAGCTTCCGGCGTCGATACGCCGTCTCTGTAGGAGGTCGCCATGGCACGAGGCAAGCCGTCGAGAATCGATCTTCTGGATGAAGAGCTGCGGGTGGCGATCAACAGCGCGTTGCGCGATGGCACCCCTCAGGCAACCATCCTGGAGCGGTTCAATCTCGTCCTGGAAGATCGTGGCGAGGAGCCGCTCTCCCGCTCCGGCCTCAGCCGATATGCAACGCGTGTCGGCAAGATGGACGAGCGGATGAAGATGGCTCGCCACTATGCTGATCGCCTGACATCCAACCTGGGCGAAGCCGCAAAGAAAACGGACCTGGGGCGTGCTGCATCCGAGATGCTCAAGACCCTGGTCTTCGACAAGATGCTTGATGCTGAAGGCGACGAAGGCGACATCGAATTTGACCTGGGCGATCTCAAATCTCTTTCGCTGACGCTGAAGAATATCGCCCTGGCCAGCAACCTCGATCTGGACCGCGAGCTGAAGATCATGACCGAGGCCCGCAAGCAAGCCCTGGAAGACGCCGCCAACGCTGTCGAAGAAGCGGCAGTCGAAAAGGGCCTGGATGAAGAGCAGGCTCGCTTCTGGCGCGAAAAGGTTCTGGGGGTTCGCTGATGAGCCTGATGCCTCCCGTCGCAGATGTGAAGCGCCTCGTCGCTGCCGAGGAGTTCCCGGCCAGCGTGCGAGAGATCAGAGCCGATCTTGATCCACGCCTGGAAGGTGTGCTCATGGCGCATCAGTCCGACTGGCTCAAGCTCTGTGCTGGCGAAGA